TAGACGGGAAGTAAATATAAGCCCGTTTTCCCACCGCCACCCCCGGCGTTTCCCATGAGTGTTACGCTTGTTTTGGCGTTTATGTAAATTCTGTCGGCGGTGCGGCCAAAGTCTAATTTCATTTGTCCGTCTGCGTCCTCTGCCATTCCTCTGCAATCCGTTCCAGTAAGGCTATTTTTAGAATTACCGGAATTTCCTTGTTTCTCTGCTCCGCCCTGCGAATGATACCCCAACATGCTTTCGCACTCAAAAAGTATTTGTCCGGCACGTCCATTTCCAAAATCATTGACAAGGTAGATACGTTTTCTACGTTGGGGCACTCCCCAAAATTGAGCGTCAAGTAATCGCCATGCGGTACACTGAACGTCCCCCCCTGGTCCCTCATTTCCAACCATTCCGGCGGTTGCCCATTTCCCACTTTTAGGCATTGAAATGTTGCTCTGTGTGATTTCTTCCAGGACCCGGCGGAAGTCCTCGCCTTTATTGCTTGAAAAAGCCCCGGCCACATTTTCCCAAATGATATATTTTGGATATTGTCCATTTGTCTTTTCCCTCATTTCCCTGGTTATTCTCACGGCTTCCATGAATAAGCCGGAACGGGAACCGTCAAGCCCCGTCTGTTTTCCGGCAACGCTCAAATCCTGGCAAGGGCTTCCAAAACTGATAATATCCACAACGGGGATTTTCGCCCCGTCTATCTGCGTAATGTCTCCTAGTTGTATGGCTTCCGGGAAGTGCCGCTTTGCTATGTCTATACAATCCGGCTCTATCTCGCTTGCCCATACCGTTTTGATCCCTTGCCCCCTGGCCGCCAATGGGAACCCGGCTATTCCGTCAAAAAGACTTCCCAGTGTCATTTCTGCCGTGTTTTTCATAGCCATATCCTCTTTCCATATTCCGGCGTAAATTCCGGTATTGTATTTTTCTCCTGCTGCCTGGTTTCCGCTTCACTGTAATATTTCTGTTTCTCCTGCCTGGAAAAGAAAACGGTCCTTGTTGGTATTCCGGCGGCGTCCAGTTTCGCCTTTATTTCCCGTGTCTCTTCTCTACAAAACCGCTCCATGTGGTCCGCTACTGGTTTGGTGTAATCTAAGGGCGGTTTTGATACATTCAATAAATCCCGTAATATTTCCGCCGTGGTTCTTCCGCTCCGTCTATATGTTGTGTTGGCAATAAATGTTTTCTGCCAAATAAACAGTTTAAAGCCCAGGGCTTTTTCTACTGCCGCAAATGTCTTTTCCAGTTCCGGGGAAAAGTTTGTTGGTGCATAAATCCATTCCGGTATTTTTTCCATGTTAAGTTCCTCGCTTTCTAAATTCATTACCCTGGTATAAGTGCGGAATATTCCGTTTTAAACCCGGCTATTTCTTTCCCTCTCATAATCGGAATTACTGCCACCTGGTATTTGATACCCGTTACCGTGTCCCATGACCGTGTGTTTTCCTCTAATTCCGTGTTGATTTTCTCCGCCAATCCGCCCGGCGTTTCGTCTCTTAAAATTTTCACAATGCACTTGCTCATATTAAAGCCCTCACCCCTTTTTCTATCAGTCCACCAACTCTTCCGTTTGGATTATTTTTATAATTGAGACTTTCGGCGTAAAGCAATTTGTTACATAGCCGCTTCCCTCTGCAATCTTGTTTTCCAATGCTTCCGCAAAGAGTTTAGCGTTATGCTCTGCTGAAAATCTCCCGGCCACATACTCTTCTATGCGTCCGCTGCTTACCTGGGTTTCTTCCCCGTCCTCGTCATAATCGCAAAACGGGATTTCCTGGGTAACTCGCACCTGGTAAAGCGTTCTTTGCTTCATGTTAAGTTCCTCGCTTTCCTGCCCTGCTGCCGGGCGGCGTTTTGGCCGCCCCGTGGATTATTTGATAAATTCTAAAAGGTTTATCTGCTTCTTGGTGCTTACGCTAATTTAAAAACGTTATACAAAAAATTTCCCTCGCTATCGTGTACGGTTTCCACCTTTGTGAGTTTTTCAAGGGCTTCGCTCATTGGCGTCCCGTAGGTTCCACGCTCCCAAAGTCCCGATTTTTCAGCCATATCCCAAAAACAACCCGTGTATATTCCGCCACCGTCTGGAACATGCTTTTTAAAAGTTGCTTTTATAAAATTCTCGCACCATTCTACTTTAATCTGCTTCATGTTAAGTTCCTCGCTTTCTGCCCTGCTGCCGGGCGGCATTTATAACGCTCTCTGTGCTATTTCTGCACGGTAAGGCTCTCCGCCACGCTTCAATTCATTGTAGATAGTGGCCCGGTGTACTCCCACCGCCTGGGCAATCTCTGTAACCTTTGCCCCGGATTTCTTCATACTCTCAATCCGCTGCCTATCTGCATAATTAAGCCGCTTCGCTCCTTTTCTCATGTCCAACCACCTTTCTTTCTGTTTTCTTCGCAATAAAAAAAGAGTGCCACAAGAGTTTTATTCTCTTGTTACACTCTTTGATTTTCTGTATAAAAAATCAAATGCGATAGAGTATTAACCCTTGTCGCATTTGATTTTACAACTTACCGCCGTTTCCTTTTCTGATTTACGAAAAAGATCGACCATCGCACCGATTAATCATTCACCGTCTAAAGTCACTGCAATTCGGTAACCTTATTTCAACTTTTTTGCGCAAAATGCTCCCATTTATGTCCCTTATATCGGAGCACATAGAAGATTTCCCGCACAACCCAGTCGATAAACATCGCCACCCAAATGGAAACCAGGCCAAAGTGACAAACATAAGTGAATACGTAAGCAAGCACGACTCGAAATACCCACATGGAAAAAATAGCAACACTCATCGGCCAGACTACATCGCCTGCTGCCCTCAGTGTATTCGGAACGCCAAACGCCGGCATCCAAAGAAATGCACTTGCAACCGCATGGATCCGTACAATCTGAATCGTCAGCTGAGCTGCATCTGGTCCGAGATTGAAAAAGGTTACCAGTATCGGAGCTGACAGGTAAAGAATGATCGACAGACAGCTGATCCCGATCATCGCATCCCTGCAAAGACGTCTGGTATAATAACGCGCCTGGTCATATTTTCCTGCGCCAACGCATACGCTGACTACCGATACGATCGCAAGGTTGATGGCAAAGCCCGGCAGGTTATTCCAGTTCGCAATTGTGCCCGTAACCGCATTTGCAGCGATCGCAGAAGTCCCCATTGTTGCGACTGCACTCATAACGAGAATTTTACCCAGCTGGAACATGCTATTTTCCAGACCGTTTGGAATCGCGATATACAGGATCTTCTTAATCAGACTGCCATTAAACTTCCAGGTAATTTGCCCGCAGAGGTTGATTTCTTTTTTGGTTTGGAACATCAACAAAAAAATCACAACTGCCGCTACATATCTGGAAATGGTAGTCGGGATCGCAACGCCTGCTACGCCCATGTGCAAACCATAAATGCAGATCGCATTGCCGACCACATTGATTACATTCATCAGCAAGGATACCCACATCGTCACCTTTGATTCGTTCATCGCCCGAAACAACGCCGCACAGGAATTATATATGGCAAGTGCAACAAACGAATACGTCGTGATAATCAGATAGGTCTTGCTCGCCTTCATAACGTCATCCTCGATTTTACCGAACATCAGACGCAGCAGCGGATCATGTGCCGTTATAAAAATAACGGAAATAACGAACGCGAGCAGTGTGGCGAACAATAAGATCTGCCATGCCGACTTACATGCGTCCTCTCTTTTCTTTTTCCCAAGGAAATGTCCTGAAACGACTGCACCGCCGGTTGCCAGAGCAGAGAACACATTGATCAGCAAAATGTTGACCGTGTCTACCAGTGAAACGCCTGAAACCGCCGCTTCTCCCGCCGCAGAAACCATAATCGTATCCGCCATTCCAACAGCAATTGCAAGAATCTGTTCAATGATCAGCGGTATAATCAGCTTCCGCAGATCCTTCCCCGAATAAAGCATTTTCCCCTCCATCCCGCAAAATATGCGGTTTTTTATTTCTCATTTGTCTGGCTTTTTCCCTTACGCTGAGTATAGCATATTTTCCCTGTCCCCGTAATATCTTGTAAAAAATGTTCTTTAGGGGATTTTATGAAAGAATATATTGAAGAACGTGCCCTGGCAGTAGCCGGCTATATTATCGAATCCAACGCGACCGTCCGACAAGCTGCCCGCCAGTTTGGAATCAGCAAATCCACTGTACATAAAGATATCACGGAACGTCTGATGCAGGTCAATCCGGCTCTGGCAAAAGAAGCCCGAAAGGTACTCGATATCAACAAATCCGAGCGCCATATCCGCGGCGGTATGGCAACCAAGGAAAAATATGAGCACGAGCATCTGCTGCACGCCTGCCAGAGAGCCGTATCCTGAATTTGACAGCACTCACCGCAGCAGTTCCAACAGTTCCTCGCGGGTCAGACCCTGCGCCTGCAGGCTCTCCCCTCCGAGGATTCTGTCTGAAAGCTGCAGCTTGCGTTCCTGCAGCTCCACGATTTTCTCTTCAATCGTCCCTTTGGCAAGAATCCGGTAAACATTGACCACATTTTTCTGCCCGATCCGGTGTGCACGGTCCGTCGCCTGATTCTGTACTGCGCTGTTCCACCACGGATCGAAATGGATCACCACGTCTGCCGCCGTGAGATTCAACCCGGTTCCTCCCGCTTTCAGAGAAATACAGAATACCGGAACTTCATCGTGCGCAAACGACTCCACCATTTCGATTCTCTTTTCTTTCGGAGTCGCGCCGGTCAGCATGTGGCTTGCAATCTTTTCCTCCTCCAAAATCCGGTACAGGCGTTCCAGCATCGTTGTAAACTGAGAAAACAGGAGTATCTTGTGCCCGTTTTCCACTGCGTTTCGGATCAGCCCACGCACAAGCTCTGTCTTTGCAGATCCTCCTTTATAATTATCATACAAAAGCGCCGGATCGCAGCAAAGCTGTCTAAGGCGCGTCAGTTCTGCCAGAATTTCGATCTTATCCGTCCGGATTTCCTCGTCGGATTTTTCCTCCAGCATCAGCTTCATACGTCTGACATGGGCATCATACAGCTCCTGCTGCTCCCCATCCATATCGGCATACAGGTTTTCCTCCAGCTTGTCCGGCAAATCCTGCAGCACTTCTTTTTTCAGGCGCCGCAGGACGAATGGACGGATCAGCCGCTGCAGCCGCTTCGCAGCGTCTTCGTCCTTATGCTGGACAATCGGCTGTTCCAGCTCTGTCCGAAACCGCTGATAGCTGTACAAATACCCGGGCATGAGATAATCAAAAATGCTCCACAGTTCACTCAGCCGGTTCTCTATCGGTGTACCCGTCAGCGCAAGCCGGAATCCGGTCTGAACCTGCTTGACTGCCCTCGCCGCCTGCGTTCCGTGATTTTTGATATACTGCGCTTCATCGATCACCTCGCAGAAAAAATGAAGCTCCTGATAGTCTGTGATATCCCGACGGAGCAGATCATAGGACGTAATCAATACATCCACTTCTTTCCAGCGATCCAGAACTTCCTTGCGCTGCTGAACATTTCCCGTTACCATATCCGCTTTCAGCGAAGGCGCAAACCGTTCCAGCTCATGCTTCCAGTTATAAACAAGTGACGCCGGACAGACGATCAGGCTGCATCCGGTGTGCTCTACTAATAGGAAGCTGATGACCTGCAGCGTTTTTCCAAGCCCCATATCGTCCGCCAGAATTCCGCCGAACTGGTTACTGTAAAGCATTCCAATCCACGCGGCACCGGCTTTCTGATATTCCCGTAAAATTCCTTTTAAGGAGTCCGGCACATATTCCTTTTCGAAATCCGGATTCTGCAGCTTCTCGATCCGACTCGCGAAAGATACATCCCGAATCACTTCCATCATGGCATTTTCCTGCAGCGCCTCATCCAGATACAGCATCCGGTACGCCGGAACCTCGATTTTGTCCTGCATCAGCTGCTTATCTGTCAGCTGCAGCGCCTGGCGCACCTCCTGCAGGGATTCCAGACCATTTTCTTCCATATTTACAAAGTCGCCGTTCTTGAGCCGGTAGAATTTTCGTTTCCGATCATAACGGGACAAAATTTCCATCAGCTCTTCCCTCGGCATATCCTGAGAAGACACTGTCAGCTCCAACAAGTCGCCGCCCATGGAAATTCCAACGGATACGCCGGGCGACGGCAGAACCCGCACTTTTTTCAGCGCATCGGAAACATACACCTCACCGATTGCAGAAAGCTGCACGATTCCTTCTGTCAGGAGACGATAAAACAATTCGTCGTCCTGATAAATAATCATTTCTTTTTTCAGATCATCATAAGTATTGCAATAGGAGCTTAAAATCCGCGCTGCTTCCGACTCGCTGACAAGATCCCGTCTGTCAATATCCCCTGTCAGATCGTATACACTATACTCCCGTTCTCCATAGCAGGCGATTGCACGACAGCTGACCAGTTTCTCCTGTGGCATATCCAGATAAAATTGGAATTTTACTGCCGACAATTCCGTTTGCTTTTCATCGACTCCTTTGATCTCGCATTGAAAATGTTCTTTTAATATCGGCATCAACTGTCTGAAAAATGCCGGTAAATCCTCTTCCTGCAAAAAAGCCGTCCGGTTCGGGAGCTTTTTCATACAGTCCAAAAACTCGGTCACTTCTCCCAGCCCTTCATTGGAAACCCGATAAATCAGTCCGTCCTTAAAATACACCTGATCCCGTTCACAGGCATATCCGAACACATTTTCCAGGGAAAGCTCTGCACCACCTTCCGTTCCCATCAGCTGCAATCTGCGTTCCAGCGCTGCGTCCGTGACATGCCAACGGCTCTCCGTTCCATCCAGCTGTACATAAAATACCCGGTTTCCCATCGCATCCAGAAATCCATCCAGTCCCCAGCCATCCAGCACGATCGTCCGAGCTTTCGGGAGCGCTGCCCGATACAGATAGGAATAACCGCTCGTCTGCAGATACGCCTTTTCATAACGGCCAACCCACTGCTCCAGAAATTCCACAAGCGGTCGCGATTCTTCGGTAAAGCTTCCTTTTATATGAACAAATTCCAGACTTTTTCCATAGGAATAGCTGCTTTGCTCCCGAAGCGCGCGGATCATGGAAAAAATATCCTTTACAATATACATCCTGCCGATCCCGATCCGAAATTCCGCCCGGCATTCACGCGTATCACAAATAAGAAGCGGCTCCAGACGCACCTTCCCAAAGCTTTCTTCCTGCAGAACCGGAAGCATATGCCGGGCAGTCTGTTTCTGCAGGAGCTCTTTTAACTGTCTGGTCGTCTTCCGCTTCGAAACACCGGCAAGAAGCATGCTATCGCTTCTGGAGGCTGTAGTATTTCCCGGGGATCTGAGATTTTCCTGAATCTTTATCCCGTCCGTTGCTTCACCGATTTCTTTCTGGATGCCTTCCAGCCCACGCTGTTTCAGGTACTCCGACAGGCTCATATGCTCTTCTTCCACCCGGTCCGGATTTTCCAGATAATATAAAAGCACCGCCGTACAATGCTTGCACAGACCCTCATAGGAATAAAATGCAGGACAATCGCACCATGCCTCCTGCACGCTGTCTTCTTCCTCATCCAGCAGGATCCTCACGTCATAAAGATTTCTCCCGCTCCCTTTGACGTCCGCCTGAATCTGCCTGCCTTTTTTCGTAGTTTTTATCTGAAAGCGCCTGATCTTGCCCTGCCGCCAGATATCTACCCCTCTGGAATAGGAATACCCTGCCAGCTTTCGAATCTGTTCCCGTGTGATCATGCTGTAAGCCTCCGCTCCCGCTGTCTGCGGTCCGTTCCTGCTGCCCCTGCCTATGGCTGCGATGCAGCCTGACTGCATTGTGATCTCGCCAACCTCATCTTTTTATTATAGCAAGGAACTTTCTCTCCTACAACACACGCGGCGGGATTTCCGGAAAATCTGGTATTACAGTTCACTCGTCCCTTACGATTTTATGAACAGCTCTGCGCTTCTGCTTCCAGCAAAAAACCAAAATAAACTGCCTGCCGTCTGAAAAAGGAGGCGTCTTCCAATATTTCATGCTCCTGATGACGTCCCTGCGGCACGATCAGGGAATCCAATTCTGTTCCGAGATAACTGCTCAGCGCATAAAAATTGTCCAGCGATGGCAATGCCTTTCCCTGAAACCAGTTATAGATAGACTGCATCGCCGCCAGTCCCAAAAATTGTTTGATTTCTTTTGCCTCGATATTTTTCTTAATGCAGGCTTCTTTTAACCTCTGTCCTGTCCGTAACACGTCGATAAGCGGATATCCTGTCATTTCTGTACCTCCATGCTGTCTCTCCATCTTCTCTGTTTTGCCTTCTGGTCTAAGTTTTCTTACGGTCAGCGCAGTAAATGCGCAGACCTGCGGAACAGTTACTTGTTATTTTCTATTTATTCTACCTCATTGCGTGTCCCATTGTACGGACTCGCACCAAAAGATTCGTTACAGCTTACTGGAAAAGACCCACCGCACAGCCATGCGGAATTCCCGCGCCCGGACAGCGCTGACCGTTCTCATGGATTTCAACCCGTCCGGCAACTCCGGCAGGTCTGTATCATCAATCAAAATTTAAACTATCTTTCTATCTTTTCTACCAGACTAAATTTTGTTTGCTTGGGGCACAACTACCGGGGAGGGTAGTGTGTCTTGGGTCCGTTTTGGGAATTTCGTGCGGAGGGTCTGAGCAATCCGTTTTGTTATACGTATCATTCTGTCCTATTGAGGAGGATTCCAAAGTTTTGCATCCACCTCCAAACAGGCTCGGCGGATTCAGGTCTCCTGCTGCTACACTTCGATCCAGGTCGCAGCATTTGACAGCGCAAGCTTCGTGTCCAGCTCCAGAAGTAATTCTTCCCTGCTCTCCTGAATCCTTTCTGTCAGACTGCGGAGCTTCGACAGCTCCTGTGCAGAAAGGATAGGCGTACAAGC